GACAGATCAAGAAATAGTATCTGAAACTAGTGCCGACTTCTTTAGAGATGAATTATCAAAATATCCTGATGTAAAAAGCATTAATTTATATGTTAATTCATTTGGTGGTTCAGTATTTGAAGCTATGGCTATTAGAAACCAGTTAAAGAGAAGTAATGCTACAGTAACAGGTATTGTAGATGGTTTTGCTGCAAGTGCTGCTAGCTTTATTTTAACAGGCTGTGACATTGTTAAAATGTACAGTAATACAACTCAAATGTTACATAATATGTGGAATGTAGTTGCAGGAAACAGTGCTCAATTAAGAAAAGCAGCTGATGATATGGACGTAATGATGGAATCAAATAAAATGGCTTATTTAGAAAAAGCAAATGGAAAGTTAACTTCAGAAAAGATTACAGAAATTTTAGATGGAGAGACTTGGTTAACTGCAGCACAATGTCTTGAAATGGGTTTATGTGATGAAGTAATAGCAGAAAATGTAGATTTAACAGCTGCAAAAGAATTAGTACAGAAAATGAATGAAACATTTGAACAGAAAGTTAATTATAGTAAAAAATTATCAGCACAATTAAAAGAACTTGTAGCTGAAAATATCATAGAAAAGGAAGAAGAAATTACAGAGCCAGTAGTACAAACAAATGCTGAAAAATTAATGGCAGCATTTAAAATAAAAAACGTGGAGGTAAAATAAATGACAATTAAATCAAAAGATTTAGTACAACAGGAATTAAAAGACGGTTTGGTGGCAGCATTTAAAAGCACTGATGAAGATGCAATTGCACAGGCATTTACAAAATTTGCTGAAAGTATTCAAGAAAATGTTATGGATGAATTCAAACAATATCAAGATACAGCTGATAGTACAATTCTAGCTAAAAGAGGAGTTCATCAATTAACAGTAAAAGAGAATAAATTCTATCAGGACATAATTGGAGCAATGAAATCAGCAGATCCTAGACAGGCATTTACAACAATTCCAATAGCATATCCTGAAACTGTAATTGATAATGTTATTGCTGATATCAAAGACGTTCATCCTTTACTTGCAGCTATTAATTTTACTAATACTACAGTATTAACTAAAATGATTGTTAATAAACAAGGCACTCAGCTTGCAGTATGGGGTGCATTAAGTTCAGCTATTACAGCAGAATTAAGTGGATCTATTGGTGAGATTGATTTAACATTATGCAAATTATCAGCATTTATGCCAATTTCAAAAGATATGTTAGATGTTGGACCTGCATGGATAGATGCCTATGTAAGATTAGTTCTTTCAGAATCTATTGCATTAGCACTTGAATTAGCAATAATTGATGGTACTGGAAAAGATCAGCCAATCGGAATGAATAGAAGTGTAGCTGATGATGTCACAGTTACAGCCGGTGTATATCCGCTTAAAACGCCAGTTGTAGTTACTAGCTTTGATCCTATAACTTATGGTTCATTACTAGCTAAATTAGCATCAGCACCAAATGGTAAAACAAGACCTGTCACTAGCGTATTAATGGTAGTTAATCCTACTGATTATTTTCAAAAGGTATTTCCTGCAACAACTGTAAGAGCAGTAGATGGTACTTATAGTCATGATGTATTTCCATTCCCAACTACAGTTATTCAATCAGCTGCAGTTACAGTAGGCACCGCCGTATTTGGTTTAGCTAACAAATACTTCTTAGGAATTGGAGCAGGCACTTCAGGTGGAAAACTTGAATATTCTGACGAATTTAAGTTTCTAGATGACCAGAGAGTATACCTAACTAAATTGTATGGTAATGGTAGAGCATTAGATGACAATGCTTTCATATTAGCAAATATATCAGCATTAGTTGCAGCTACAATTGAAGTATCAGTATCTAACGTTGTTAAGACTAAGGAGCAAGCTTAATAAGAGGTGATTTAAATGCCAGAAGGATTGTTAGAGTGCATTAAAGCATATTTGCATATAACATGGACTGATGTTAACACAGATATAAATTTAACTGATGCAATAAATAGTAGTATGGCACGTTTGCAAGAAATTGCAGGCGTGACTACTATTGATTTTACAGTGGAAGGACTCGCAAAGGATTTATTAAAAGATAGATGCCGATATATAAACAGTAATGCATTAGAAATGTTTGAAAAAAACTTTGCAAGTGAACTTTTAAGTTTGCATATTAAAAGTCAAGTAGATTTAGAACCTGACGAGGTAATAGTATGAAAATAAAAACTGATGTCGAATTTATCAGTTTTAATGATGGTATATGTAATATTTATACTGAGGATGATGAAGGTAATGTTGATAGTAAATATACTGATTTAGGATATAGCAACCGCATATTAGGTTTTAAAAGATACTATGCGGCAGCTGCTAATCAGATACAAACAAATGCAGTTATTAGAATACCTCAAGTAACAAATATTAATACCCACGATACTTTAGAAATTAAAGATGTTGGTAAATATAACATAGAAATGGTCCAATATCTTTATGAAACTAATCCACCATGCATTGATTTAACACTTAGACAACTTGAAATGTTTGAGGTACCACAATGAGTAGTATTCAAGTTGATGGGTTAGCAGACTTAATAGCTGATTACATGACTAACTACACTCAAGAGGTTACAGATGGTGTAAAAAAAGCAACTGATATTGTAGCAAAAGAAGTAAATGAAGAAATAAAAAATCATATTACTTTCAAGGAACATTCAGGTGACTATGTAAAAGCTTTTAGGACAACAACATCATTTGAAGATCGGTATGAAAAAAGATTAACATGGTACGTTGGGAATGGTCATTATAGATTAACACATTTACTTGAAGATGGTCATGCCTTACATCAAGGCGGAAGAGCAAGAGCATATCCTCATATAAAATATGGTGAAGAACTAGCAAAAAAACGTATGGAAGAACTTGCAAAGGAGGCAATAGAAAATGCTGGACGTTAAAGCATGGTTGGAAACAACAACAATGAAAGTAGCAGAAGATAGTTTCTTGAAGCCGCCTGTTCTTCCTTACATTGTTTTTACAGATGAAACAAATGTAAGAGGATCAGATGATAAAAATAGTATTGCAGATCGTAAATTAAGTATTGAATTATATATGGTCAAAATTAATAAAGATACTGAAAAATTAATTGAAGATTTATTAAATGCAATACCAATTGAATATAAAAAAAATCGTACATGGATAAAAGCAGAAATGTTTTTTCAAACTGTGTACGATTTTGATTTAATCGAAAAAATTTAGGAGGTAATTATATGTCAACAGCAGGAGACAAAATAATTTTAGGCAGTGGAAAATTATATGTAGATATATTTTCAGATGTAGAAGCTATTCCTACAAATGAACTACTTGAAGTAGAAACAAACTTATTAGGATTAATTTCTGGTGGTGCGACACTGGAATATAAGCCAAAATATTATGAAGCAACTGATGATTTAGGACTCGTAAGTAAAACAATTCTTACAGATGAAGAAGTTACCCTAAAAAGTGGAGTATTAACCTGGTGCGGAAATACATTAGTAAAATTATGCTCAACTGCAAGAGTAACTGAATCTGCAGGAAAAAGAACTGTTAAAATAGGCGGAATAAGCAATCAAGATGGAAAAAGATATGTAATAAGATTTGTAAATAAAGATGCACTGGATGGAGATTTACGTGTAACAATTGTTGGAAATAATCAAGCTGGATTTTCATTCAAATTCGCAAAAGATAAAGAAGTTGTAGTAGATACTACATTTACAGCAATGCCATTTGATGATGAAGGTACAAAAATTATAGTAGAAGAAGATATTCCAGGAGTGGTTGCAGCGTTAACAGTAACATCAGTAGCAGGTACTTTAACAGGTGCTACAAAATTAACAGTATCACCAACATTAACAGGTGGAAACAGCTATATGTATAAGACAGCAGTAAGTATAACGATACCAGAACTAAACGATATATGTAATGCAGGCACAGAATATGGAACATGGAATGGTATTTCTGATATTACAGCAATTACAGGAAATGAAATTGAAATTGTTGAAGTTGACAGTGAATTTAAAGCAATTAAAGCTGGTAAAGTTGCTGTTATAGCAAAAATATAATTTAATAGGCGGTTAACTACCGCCTGAAAAGAGGGTTTATAATGTTTGATGTAAGCACTATTAATAAAAGATATTTTGAAATTAAAATAGGAAATTTAGAAATTGAAGTCGAACCACCAAGAGT